CCTGCACACATATCACAGATTCCCGTTCCGTCATCTCCCTCTACTTGTAGGCTTTCTATCCACTCTTTTACATTACTCACTTGCTTTCCTCCTCGTCTAGGTTAAAGATCCGAGCCATAGCCCGGTTTGCTCTCTCGATATTCTTAATTGCTTCCGCTATCCGCATCTCCTCTAATTGCTTCTGCGCTAGCGTGTAGCACAATTCAGCCTTAGCGAATAGATATTCTCCCGTTGGCTCGCTCATTAGTTGATATCTCCCTCTACTTTAGCTCCGCAAGAGTCGCAGATTGCCAACATAAACCGGGCAGCCCCTCTCTCTTGCTCTCCGTATATTGTGCAGATTTCGTGTTCGCAACTATTCATTTACTCTCTCTCCCTCTTGTTTTAATAATTCAATTAACCGGCTTATTACTATTTCAGCATTACCATAGAAGTCTCTATGTTCTTTTATTTTACTTTCTCCCTCTCTTACTCTTTTAGAGTATTGATAGAATTTAATTTCAGCTTCCTTGCGCTCTTTCTCTAATAACTCTATTGCTTCTTTCATAGTTGCCCTCTTTCTCTCACTCTCTCCCTCTCCCGCGTCTACGGGTAGGGTCTGCCCTATCGGTTAGGTGCAGACTACCACACTCTCCCCTATGCGAGAGAGTGCGATAGTACGCGCCTAAATTAGCTCTCCCTTATCGTTAAATCGGTAACGCTCCGGCGCTCCGGCCATATCTCTCCCTCTCTCATAAGGGTAGATAAGATACTCACAAGATCCGTTAGAGAATCTTTCATAAGAATATGCGGTGTAATGGTATCTCTCTCTTAGGCGCTCTTGTAGCTGCTCTTTATTCACTCTTGATTCTCCCATCCACACTCACATAAGTGGCCACAGCTATAGCACACATATGCGCCGGTATAAAAGGATTTATAGCCACGCTCTCCCGCGCCATCTACCCATATCTCTAGACTCTCTAAATAAAAGAGTCTCTCTCCATTTTGCCCGTATTTTTCTTTTACTGCGCTCATATCCTTGCTCTCCTTCTCTTTCGTTTACCGGCTAGGCGCCGGCCACCGCTCACCGCCTAACACGGTGAGCGATAGTCTCGCACCTAGAGCTTACTTAACGCGCATAGGCATAAGTAAAGCTGCCCATTGAATCTTATCGTGCGGAATAGTAACTTTAATAGGTTTATTTACGCCGGAGAATTGCATAGTGAGCATAGTGCCGGCCATATTAGAGCACGGTACTTTAGCGAAATCGGCCATATATGACGGATTAAAAGCGATACTCTCCACCGCTGTAAATTCGGTAGGGATTAGGTGCTCATATGGTGGGAATTTACCGGTGCCGATAGATAGATTTAGGCTAGTGCCACCGATAGCAACACTTAGGCTATCCGCTGCGCGGGTGAAAGTAATCTCCCTCGCGTACTTTTCTCCCTTAATTGCTGCGAGGATATTCTTTAGATCCGTTAGGCGAATAGCGGTCTGCGCTAGCTCTCCCTCTCCCTCTAGCTCTCCCGCTACTAGACGGTATTTATCGCTAGCGGTGGCGGTAATTGTGCCACCGGTGGCCGATAGGTAGACCGCAGCTAGTCTATCTATCGCGGTCTTACTCTTATCCGCTGCAATAGCTGCGCCGGTAAGTAGGTCTGCGATATCCGCAGCGTTAGCGGTTATGCTCTCTAGTGTCTGCTCTTTCGTTATGGTGCTCATTTTCTCCCTCTTTCGTAGGTTAATTCTGCCCTAGTGGCAGACCAACGGGCTACGGTCTCCCGTAGCCCGCTAGACCGTCTCTAGTACTCTCTCCCTGTAATTTTGCAATAGACCCAATAGGCCGACTCGATTATGCCTAACGCTACCGCTAGGCCTATCGCGTACACGCCTAGCGATAAAAGCACACTTAGAAAATAGATTAGGTCACTCATAGTTGGCACTATCTCCCTCTAATACGTAGCGGGCATAGTCATAAAGCGGGCTATCCTCATCCACCGCGAGGGTAGCGGTATCAAACCAATCACTATAGCGGTAAATAACGCGGTCTATCTCTAGGCCATTGTGGGTAATCTCTAGGTAATCGGCCGGCCCGCCCCACGATAGGCAGATGGTAGTAATTTTCTGAGTGTCAATAGATAGTGCAAAGTCACTATTCTCATCACTATTGGGGTCATTAAGGAGAGCGCGAATATCATCCTCGCGCTCTTTTAATTTATCGGCGACTAGGTCTGCACACTTTAATTGTGTCTCACTCATTTTATTTATTCTCCTCTTTTAAGTGGGCAAGTATTTCGTTTCCCTCAATTTCTCCCGTAACTGTGATTCTGCCATCCTCATTAAACCACGCGATTAAGTGAAATTCACAATTTTGGCATTGTGGGTCTAAGTCGTTAAGTGTTTCAAGGGTGCTTATATCGGTCGTGACTTGGTCGCAGACTAGGCAGACCGCTTTCGTTATTCCGTGATAGGTAGCCATTTTTATTTAGTCTCCATTTTCTTATTAGATTCTTTAGTGCAGATGTCGCAGGTGGTGGAATTGTTAAAGTAAAGCGCGGTTAATAGGTGATTACAGGTATCGCATAGTTGATAGGTTAGCTTCATTTTCTTTACTCTCTTTCGTGGCCGGTTAGGTGGTGGCCACTAGGTAAATTATGGGTGAGTCTCCCCTATTATGCAAGTCTATTTTGGCAGCTTTTAGGGTGCGTGTCGGCCTAATACGATTCGGATCTATTCCCTCTCAATTCTGCCGGCGGTGGCAGGGTGGCCGGCGGTCTATTCGATAGCTGCGCAGGGTGAGAGAGCGCGGGTGCGCCGGGCTATCGTGGCCGATAGTTAAATGAAAATGGTTATCATTTTTGGTGCCGATAGGTTAGCACGCCATCCGCTTTTTACTTCTGCAAAAAACCGCAAAAAACTTTCTGCCCTGCCCTGCGTTGCCCTTGATTGCTGCCTAGCCCTGCCCCGATTGCCCTGCCCTAGCCGTCTCGCTATCCGGGACGGGCAGAAACGGAGACCCCATATGGTTAAATTTGACGCGGCGGGTCTGTATACTCCCCACAAAAAAATATTTGCTAAACTGCCCTCTGACCTGCGGTTTTATACCGTGTGAGTAAGGTCACAGTAAAAAAGTGGGAAATACTGTATTTTTCCCGCCTTATATATAGTAGGGGAGAAAAATACGGGGAGTAGTTTTCGACCCGTACGCTACGGGGTGAAACCCCTTCGCGTAGCCCCCTAGGGCGAAGCGAGCTGCCTTACTAAACGGGGGATAGGTCTATCAATTTGTTGATCACCTATATCTCAATATATGAGATAATCTGACCAGTACGAAATCAGAGATTTCGAGTAATAGTTTTTAGCACCAGTAGAGATATACCTTCCCCAGTATAGGAATCGAATGATTCCGGCCGATTCGATCACGGCCGATTTTTTAAGGAGTGGGTGTGTCCGAGAAGTCTAGTGACATCGCAAAGCGAATAATCCTTCGCTGCGTCTCAGAGGGTATGACTATTGAGTCAGCTTGCGCTGAAGCCGGCAAGTCTATGAAGACCTATGACTACTACCGCCGCACCGATAAGATTTTTGCAGACAAGGTTGATAGAACCCGCCTTGGTCTCAAGGACAAGAACTTTGCAGAAGGTGACGTCCACGACCTAAGCTACGCAGAATTTTGCGAGCGCTTTATGAAGCATAAGGTCTTTCCGCACCAGCAGAACCTAGTAGATGTCATCGAGGGACGCGACCCATCGTGGATGCACCCTTCTATGAAGTATGAGCGCGGCCTCAACAACAACCGCATCCTTATTAACATCCCGCCCAACCACGCCAAGTCTATGACGATTACGGTTGAGTACGTGACGATGAAGGTTGCTCAGAATCCAAACTTCCGAGTCTTGATAGTTTCCCAGACTCAGCAACTAGCAGCCGACTTTCTCTACGCCATCAAGCAGCGTCTGACTCACCCAATGTATGAGAACCTTCAGACCGCTTATGCTGCTGGCGTAGGGTTTAACTCTAAGACAGCCTCCTGGCAGGCAACCCGCGTCACCTTTGGTGATGAACTCCGTGAGTCTAGTGAGAAGGATCCAAATATCGAGGCAGTCGGTATTGGCGGTCAGATTTACGGCAAGCGTGCCGATATGATTATTGTAGACGATGCGGTAACCCTTAAGAACGCTAATGAGTTTGAGAAGCAGATTCGCTGGTTGACCCAAGACGTGCGCTCCCGTCTTAACCCTACCGGTAAGTTGATTGTTATTGGAACTCGCGTAGCCTCAGTAGATTTATACAGAGAGTTACGTAATGAGGATAGATACCCAGGCGGTCAAGTCCCTTGGACATATCTTGCGATGCCGGCCCTTCTTGAGACAGATGAAGACCCCGACAAGTGGGTCACACTCTGGCCTAAATCTGATATGCCCTTTGATGGGCAGGTAGAATCTGATAAAGACGAGAACGGTCTATACCCACGTTGGTCTGGTCGTAACCTTTTCAATGAACGCCAAGCGATGGATACATCCACCTGGGCGCTGGTCTATCAGCAGCGGGACGTTTCCGAAAACGCTGCCTTTGACCCAGTATGTGTTCGCGGCTCTATTGACGGTATGCGCAAAGCAGGACGTCTTGAGATGGGCCATCCAGGACATCCAAAGGATTTAACAGGCTTTAGTTTTATCTGCGGTATGGACCCTGCGATTGTCGGAGACACCGCAGCTATCTGCTACGCAATAGATAGAACTACCTCTAAGCGCTACATCGTAGATGCTCTGAAAGTGACAAGTCCATCCCCGCAGCAAATCCGCGACATCATTATCAACTGGACGCAAATGTATACGCCCAGTGAGTGGATTATTGAGAAGAACGCATTTCAGGCATTCTTAACTCAGGATGAAGGAATCCGTCAGTATCTTGCAAGTCGCGGCGTTATCTTACGAGAACACCACACTGGCGGTAATAAGTGGGATGCAGGCTTCGGTGTTGCATCTATGGCTACCCTCTTTGGTACTAAGCAAGCAGATGGTAAACACCACCGCGATAACTTAATACATCTACCCAGTGATCAGACTGAGAATGTCAAAGCTCTGATTGAGCAGTTGATTACGTGGACACCCACCACTAAGGGTAAGACAGATATGGTGATGGCGCTCTGGTTCTGTGAGATTCGCGCACGCGAGATGCTCAACTACGGCCAGTACGCAACGCATCACCTCAAAAACCCATTCCTATCTCGTGCAGAGTTAGGTAAGCGAATAGTCATTAACATTGATGAAGCGCTAGCAGAAGCAAAGAAAACATTTGTTTAGGAGATAACAATGGCGCTAACACCAAGTTGGAAAACCAACGCAGAAGGCGAAGAAGAATACATTGATAAGGGTGCTGTAACAACACCTCAAATCAATCCAGCAGTAGATGCTAAGTATGCTGCAGGTAAAGCACAAGCATTAGCAACAGATAAGGTCGAATGGCCTACAAAGGTTTCAGGCCTTACCTACTAATTAAGGATTACAATGTTAACAGTTAAAGAAGTTACCGCAAAGGTAGCTCGCTTACAGACCAAGTACGCAGCGCGTGATGGTCGTATGCGTGATGTCCTTTCAGTACGTCAGGGAGACATTTCTAAGGTCTACCCATCTATGTTCTCAGACGAGTACCCAAAGCCACTCGTTGCTAACATCATTGACGTATCTGCGCGTGACCTTGCAGAAGCAATGGCACCGCTACCTTCATTTAACTGCTCTGCTGCCAACACTGTATCTGATACAGCACGTAAAGCAGCAGACCTTCGTGGTCGCATTGCAAACTATTATGTAGATCGCTCAGAACTTGGCGTACAGATGTACACCGGTGCTGACTGGTATAACACTTATGGAATGCTCATTGGTCGAGTTGAACTTGATTATGAGAACGATGAGCCAATCATTAAGATGATTAACCCATTTGGTGCATATCCAGAGATTGACCGCTTTGGTCGCTGCTTGTCTTTGACACAGATTGTTGGTATGGACGGACAGACTTTGGCATCTATGTATCCAGAGTTCTATAAAGAAATCGTAGGAATGAACCAGTACACACCAGGTTCTCCTTACCTTTCTTTGGTTCGCTACCACGATAAAGACCAAGACCTTATCTACTTACCAGAGCGCAAGGATTTAGTTCTATCCAATACACCAAACCCAATCGGTGAGTGTATGGTTCGCGTTTCAATGCGCCCATCTATTGATGGTGAAGCACGTGGTCAGTACGATGATGTGCTCGGTGTACAACTTGCTCGTGCTCGTATGGCTGTATTGCAGATTCAAGCAGCAGAGAAATCTATCCAAGCACCTATTGCTATCCCACAAGATGTGCAAGAACTTGCCCTTGGTCCAGATTCCATTATGCGTTCTGCAAACCCACAGGGTATTCGCCGCGTTCCGCTAGAACTACCAGCAGGTGTCTTCTCAGAATCAAGCGTACTAGAACGTGAACTTCGTGTCGGCGCTCGCTATCCTGAGACTCGTTCTGGAAACATTGACGCATCAGTTGTTACTGGTCGTGGTGTTCAGGCTCTACAGGCTGGCTTTGATACACAGATCAAGGCAGCACAGTCACAGTTTGCACGTATGTTCGTAGAACTTATCGGTCTTTGCTTTAAGACTGACGAAAAGATTTTTGGTAATAAGGTTAAGGAAATTCGTGGCGTTGATGACGGCACACCTTATGTACTTAAGTACACACCTTCTAAGGCTATTAACGGTGATTACACCGTAGATGTTCGTTACGGAATTATGTCCGGTATGAACCCAAACAACGCAACAGTAGCCTTGCTACAGATGCGTAGCGATAAACTTGTTTCACGTGATTATGTGCGCCGTGAACTACCTATCGAAATCAACGTAAGTCAAGAAGAACAAAAAGTTGATATTGAAGAAATGCGTGATGCCCTTCGCGCTGCAATCGGACAGACAGCACTTGCTGTTCCGCAACTTGTAGCACAAGGACAAGACCCTACTCAGATACTTTCTAAGTTCTCTGAGATGATCAAGAATCGTCAAAAGGGTATGAGCATTGAAGCTGTTGTGGAGAAGGCGTTTACGCCTGAACCTCAGCCAGAGCCTGCAGCGATGCAGCCTCAGTCCCCAGTAGCAGGTATGGCTCCCGTCCCTGCCTCGCAGCCAAGTATGGAACAACCTGGCGGTGCAGCCCCTGCTGCTGGTGGACCAACTCCACAAGGACGTCCAGATATTGCATCATTGCTCGCATCAATCGGCGGCGCGGCATAAACCTTAAGGAGGTGAAAGATGAGAAAAGGAACACAGGCACCAGCTCCAATGTCAAAGCCAAAAGAGGGCGCGATGGGAGAGACAACTAAGGTATCAGGTGGAAAGGTAATGGCTCCATACGCAGGAGCTGCTAAGCCAGGTAAGAAAGTTAAGAAGTAGAAACTTTTAGGAAGCGGGTGTACTGGATGGATAAGAATAAGGTTCGCCGTCCAGTACGCTTCGCCGACTTTTTAGTTATCGCAGCAGAGTTTAATTACAACATAATGCAGTCAGTAACAGGGTTAGCGGAATCCCTAATGGAGTTATCCATCTACAATGCAAACCGCACAACAGAAATTAACAAAGCGTGGGAAGACTTCGCTACAGATTTAGAAACTATTCAGGAGGATACAGATGGCGCTTGAAGACGCTACTAACCCTATGCAGGGTGTATCAGGTCCTGGCAAGTTCGCAAAGCGTACAGATCTTCAGTACCAGCCAGACCAATACGGTGCAGGTGTTGAGTACGCCGCTAATAAAGCAGGCGCTCCACTAGCAACAGCACAAAAGAATCCTATGCTTTCACAGGCTCCAACAGTGCCTAGTCCAGTTACAGGTTTATTTGAACCAACACAACGTCCTGATGAACCTATTACACAAGGTGTAGATATGGGACCAGGTGCAGGTTCAGACGCATTGATGTTAAATCAAATGAGACAAGATGATAAAGATATTGTTGCAAAGTATCTACCATCATTAACATCTATGGCTGCAATGCAAGATACACCACAATCATTTAGAGCGTTTGTGAGCTTCCTGCAAGGATCTTTATGAACCAGTTTGTCAAAGATGTGACAGCATTTGTAGACGCACTTGGTTACGATTATCCAGGAATTGTTCTTTCTTTAGCAAACATTCCTTGGGAATCTGACCAAGATAGAGATGACTTTATTAAACATTTAACACGAGAGGCTTAATACGTGGCTAATTATTGGGACACCATTAAAAATGCCATTGCCTCTAAAATAGGTCAAGGCCTTTCTGCTGTTGCAGAAAATGTTGCTGGTGGTTTTGCTGCATCTACAGCAGGTAAAATTGCACCTGGTGCTGATACTACTCAGGTAGCCAAAGCTGCTGTTGCGCCTATTAAGGAAGCAGGACAAAAAGCCGGTAAAACCATAGTCGGTGCTATGACAAAACCTGCTGAAACTGTACGAGCAGATGTTGCTTTTAACCTCGGTATGGAAGAATTAAACAAGGCTTATGAGTTTTTATATCCAAAAATTTCTCGTCCTGTTTCTACAATAGCACTTGCATCTGGTCAATTAACAAAAGGCGAACTTCCAAATATCCCTCAAAGTTGGGAATTAGCAAAAGATGTAAGTCCCGGTCAAGCAGTTGCAGCAACTTATGTTCCTTTATTTAATAAATATTTTAATCTAGCTGACCCAACAGACCGCAAAGAAACTTTCCAGAAAAACGTATTTGGTAAGGTAGCCAGCGGAACTCTTGATGGTTTTCTAAACTGGTATGCAGACCCACTTGTTCTTGCCGGTAAAGGCGCTGCGGCAGCACGTAAAAAACTTCTCATTAAGCCTATTGAAACAGCAGAAGATGTTGTTAATCTTCGTAAAGATTTAGACCAACACGGTATATGGATGGAATCAGGCGGTCAAGCAGGTCGCGAGACTCCTATTGGAACTGCGGTAGCATCTTTAGTTGGAAAAGATTTAGCAGAAGTTTCTAATCATCCTTTAATTAAGAATAGCACAAACCCTCGTTTGATGACAGCTCTCATAGGAGAAGCAAAAACCTATAGCGATGGTGCAGACTTTATTGCTGCAGCAAGTGGAGACAGAGCATCGCTTGCTAGAATTGCAGAAAAGCGTGCATCTATTGCAGATGAAATCCAGCGTTCACAAGAACTACTAGACCCTATTGCAAAGAAATATGCAAATATTGAGTGGGGTGCTGGTGCTAATATTAAGAACCTTGAGCCTACTATTCAAGAGTATGATCGCCTTAGCAAAGTTTTAGAAGACTTAAAGTTACGCGATGAAAACCTTGCACGTGCTATGGATGAGCGCCTTGGTGATTATCGAGTAATTAACGAATATACCTCTGCTGCAGATGTAAACCTTTTTAACAAAAACCTTGGCGTTGCTATTGAAAAGGCTCGTGCTAGAGGAGCTGAACTTCGCCACGACTTTTCTTTCTATACAGAAACTTTTCAGAAAACTCCATTTGCTAGACCAGTAGCCGTTATTCAGGCAGCATTTAATAAACTTCCTCGTGGCATCGTTCGTATTGACGGTGGCCCTATGGCAGATTCAGCAAATGAAATTAAGTATGCGTTAAATTCTGTACCAGTTTTAAGAAACCCAGAATATTTAGCAAAGAAAACAGAACTTTTTTCTGAATATGCTTTAGCAAAGAACTCAACAGAACGCCTTAAAGCGGTAGAAAACATTGAAGAAGAAGTAGCAAATATTATTGCTCTTGAAAACGGTTTATCTGTTGAAGAAGCAACTATGTGGTACAAGGCATTTGGATCTGTACGCCGAGGCATTATGAATGCCATATCAACAAAAGGTTTTTGGGTTGATGATAATGGTAAATTGATTACATCTCCTTTCTGGAAATCAGAAATGCCAAACGTAGTTCCTATGATGGATTTCAAAGATTTTGATAACTTCTTAAAGATGTATAAGCGACTTGCTCCATCTGGCGATGCTTTAACTAAAGCAGGACTTACTGCAAGACTTGCTGGTAAAGAACTTGAAGAAATGTTTGATTTTGCAAACTCATTATTTAAGGCATCAGTGCTTACTCGTATGGGTTATCCAATGCGTAACACTCTTGATGGTCAACTTCGTGCAGCTCTTGCTCTTGGTTCTATAGCAAAAACAGATGAAGTTTTTAAGACATTTAGAAAAAACCTTGGTATTCGTGCTCAACAGGTAGAAAACTTTGTTGACGAAACTCTTTCTGCTACACGTCCTTCACAGTTAAATACACAAGTTGGCAAGTTAATCCAGCAACGTCAAGATGTTATCAATGTAAGAGAGTCAATTCTTGATGAACTTACACCACAGGCTTACTATGCAAACGCCTCTGGTACTTTTGGCAAGCAAGTAACTCCAGAAATGGTTGAACTTGCTATGACATCTAAGTCTAAACCATTATTAAAAGAAGCGGATCGTAACGCTTACTTTGAATTGATGGCTAAGCGTAAAGAACAAAAGGGTCTTCTCTTTGGAAAAGACAAGAAAAAGTTTGAAACCCTACAAGGAAAAGCCTTTGCTAAGTATGTAAAAGAGGAAGTAGTGCCAAGCCTGCCTAAAGGCACAACTCTCGTATATGCAGATTACCTAAGTGGTAAGGTTTTCTATAAGATTCCAGGCAAGCAAGTACGTTTGCCTAAGGGTGCAGTGCCGGAAATCCAAGCACGCCGTGCGATTCCTTCGGGAATGCTTGCAGATGAACTTGAATCAGTTGGAAAACTCAACCTAAGAGGCAAAGGCCCAGTTGAATATCCAAATATTAGGGTTATTACATCTTATGAAGCTGCTCGTGCTGAAAACTTTGATGAAATTGCAAGCCTTATTGGTGAAGATAACGTAATGCGTATTCGTTTTTACCAAGACCTTGTAGATAAAATTGATAATCAAATACTTGAAAAGGTTGAGCAGTCGCAACGTCTTGCACAACGCCGCGCTGAACTAAAGATTGTACGTTCAGGCGAAGGCCAAGAAGTATTTATTTCACCTAATGGTAAAAAAGTTTTAGCAGATGGAGCATTTGCTGGACCTAATGGTTCTCTTACACGAGCTGAGGTATCAAGCGAAGGCTCGCTTAACTGGATGACTGAAACTCAAGCGTATCTTAGTTTTGATGCCGCTAAAGGTTCTAAGTCAATGACATCCGGACTTTCATTGGGAGAAAATAGGGTTGCTGTTAATCCTGGAGATCCCCAGTATTTTAATGAAATGTCGGTATTTGCTAACAGAATTTTGCGTAATGACCAACTTGCTATGCAGATTCTTCAAGGATTGCCAGATGCTAAAATTGCAGAATGGTTAAGAAGTCCTAAGGGTGCTTTCTATCTTAAAGAAATTGATGCAGATATATCTAAAGTGGATATTCCATCACATATTACAGAAGCACGTTCTCGAATCTACAAGTTATTTCCAGATCAACAAGTACGTTCGTTAATTGCTCGTGAAGAATTGACACCAGAGCAGTTTGATTTATTGATGCGTGGCACCCCAAATCTTATTCCAATAGCAGGACGTTCATTATTAGAAGATACTTTTAGATATAATAAAGGTGTTATTAAAACAAAAATTAACGATGCTATATCTGGAGTATTTAAGGTAATTGGTTCTACGCCAGAAAATAATCTTGTAGCGTGGCCTTTCTACGAAAACCTTTACAAGAAAAATTTGCAGAAAGAAATTAATATTGCAGAAGGACTTGGAAAAAATATTCAAGACCCTGATTTGATTATTCAAATGCAACGCAGTGCTCATTCTGCTTCACAAAAAACTCTTAAAGATGTTCTGTATCGTATTGCTAATAATACAGGTCTATCCAATTTGATGCGCTTCTTGGTACCATTCTTTAATGCCCAATATAACGCAGTCAAGGTCTACGGAAAATTCCTTCTTGAAGACCCATCACGTATAGCACGTGCCCAACAAATCTGGAATCTTCCAAACAGAGTTTCAACAGTAATTGACCAAGATGGAAAAGAAGTTCCTCCAGGAGCACCACCATCAACTAATCAGTATATTATCATTACTATTCCAGAAGGAATAGGTGGTCGTTTTGGTATCCCAAAAGGATACGATATATCTATTCCTAAGAATAGTCTTAACATATTCCTAACTGGAGACAATCCGCTTGCTCCGTCATTTGGGCTACCTGTAACTATACCCGTATCTATGGTTGCAAATAGTCGGCCTGATAAAGTAGAAAATGTAAGAACGTTTCTTAAAGATTTCTTTGGTGAAGCAACATCAAATGCAATTATGAATAGCATAATTCCATTTGGTAAAGCACCAGAAAATCCTTGGAAGTTATTATTACCAGCAGCCGGTCAAAAGTTTGCTAGCCTTCAATCAGGTTTAGACGATGCAACTTATGCAAGATCAGTGGCAAGCGCTATGAAAACATTAAGATATGAATGGGAAAGCAACGGTAGCGTTGGTCCACAACCAAACTTCCAAGATGCTATTAACCTGGCAAACACTTTATGGAAGATGCGTATTGGAGCAAATCTAGGTCTTCCATTTACATTTACATTCCGAGCAAAATGGCAACCAATTATGGACGATTATCGAGCTGCATTGCTTGACCCAAAGATTGGTAAAACAAAGGTTGATGATTATATCCTTGCTAAGTATGGAGATTTAGGTTATCTTATTACTGCTCCTACAGGTAAAAATAAAACAAACCTTGTACCAACTATTGGTGCTGTAGTAAACGAGAAGAAGTATCGTTCGCTGCTAGGCGAAATGGACAAACTTAATGTACCTGGTCTTGTAGGATTTATTGCTAATTATGGTAATAACTCTGACAAATATGCAGATGCTGCTGCTAACTATTTCCGTAATAAAAATGTAAGACCTGGTGGAGAAATTAAGTACACAGAAACTCGCGCTACTGAAGATGTAATTACAGACCGCGAGGAAAGCCTTGGTTGGAATTACTACGAAAAGTTTACTAAGCAACGTGATGCACTACTTGCTAAGTATGGATTAAAGAGCATTAACTCTCAGGCTGCTCAGCAGATGGGACTTACTGCTAAATGGGAAGCTGCAGTTCAATCAATCAAGGATTATCTTCCTGCTTGGGCTGAGGCTTACGACAATTCAGTTGGTGACTTTACTAAAACAAAGCGTTATGTAAAGGGACTTCTTGTAACACTTAGAGATGAAAAGTGGATGAAGGAGTACGGCAATACACCAACTATGTTGGCCGTTAAAGACTATGTCCTTAATAGAGATTACGTGGCTAACGAACTAGAAAAACGTAAAAAATATCTAGGCACTAAGGGCCTTACAGATCCAGCAAACGCTGACCTTAAAGACAAATGGGAAACTTATATTTCTCAGTTAAAACTTTACGATACAGCATTTTCTGATTTGTATACACGCTATCTTGAAAACGACAACTATGAAGTAATTGAGGTTAACAAATAATGGCTGGCGAAGACAAAACAAAGCAACCGCCTAAGTTTGATACTGGTGGAGTTGGTGGTGCGGGTTCAACAGGAACTGACTCAACATACACAGTAGAGGTAGGGTTTGGTCTAGTAGATAAAGATGGGCGCCCACTTGCTTTGCCACCAATTCAAATTGGTTCCTATATTACTGCATTGGCTGGAACAAACCCTAAGGCGTATGCTCGCGTAAAAGCAGCCGTAGCTAGATTAAGTAGCAGAAAGAATCCAGACCCAAGTTACGTTGGTGGATATGTTAGCAAACTAGCCCAAAACATTATGGGTTCTTCTGACGTCCTTACAAAGACGGGAAGTTTGGAAGATTGGTTCAGTAAGGCAGCACAGGCTGCTGCAGGCTCAGCAGCAGGATCGCTTCCTCAGGCTTATGTTTCTAGCCCTACTCAGGCTAAGAGTGACATCAATAAAATCTTTACCGATGTCCTTGGAAGAGACGCAAGCGACAAAGAAGTAACAGCACTTACTAAGATATTAAATGATGCACAAAAGAAAAACCCATCAAAGTATGTAAACGGTACAACTTATGGTGGCTTAGATAAAGCGCAGTTCCTCACCGATTTAATTACTACCGGTGTATACGAAGCCAATCCTAAGGCTTCTGTTAAGTTGCTTCAAAACCTTGCAGCAGAAGCTGCAGAGGTAAAAGAAAAAGCAGCCGCTAAAAAAGCAGGAACACAAGAAGGCGTTGATGTAGTCAACAGAAACTCAATTCTTAAGACTGCCCAAGCAAACGGATTGCCTATCAGCGAAGATGATGTAAATAATTATTTATCTCAAATAAAAGCAGGTAAAGATATTAACACAATCTTGCAGGCTATTAGAGACAATGGTGCTGTTGGTATGCCAGATAGCGTTAAGAAAATTGTAAATTCTGGTGTTGATTTGGCTTCAGTATATGCGCCATATAAGACATTGCTTTCTCAGACACTAGAGATAAACCCAAATGATATTAGTTTGAATGACCCAACTTTACGTATGGCGATTGGACCAGATAAAGAAATGTCTTTATATGAATACCAGCGAGCGCTGCGTAAAGATAACCGTTGGCAATACACAAATCAGGCAAAGCAAGAAGCATCGGATGTTGCTAGAACTGTACTTCGAGACTTTGGATTTATGGGGTAACAATGGCATACGATCCAAGAAGTGGCAATACACCAGATGCTCCTAAGAAGGCTCCAACCAGTGGACCAGTAGTTGGGTTTAAGCCAACTGTTAAGTACCCAACACCTTCTGCTAAAACTGTTGGTCCAGTAGCACCTGCTGTTCCTGCTACTCCTGGACAATTTCGTAAAGCTGAGGAAGCATCTAATGTAGGTGCTCCAGTTTATGAACCATCACCTCTTATTCCAAGTGGTGAATTTACTACTTCACCAGCAGCGCCTGTAACATCTACAACTGCTACAAGTGGATTAACTCCATACGAGCAATTACTTTTAGACCAGCAAAAAAGAGCGCAAGAAGAAGCAGCACGCCGTGACCGTCAATCTGCTTACGATATTCTTTATAACGAATTTAATAAGTATGGGTTGGGTAGCCTTGTAGAAGATGTTAAATATCTCCTGCAATCAAATGTATCTCCATCTCAGTTTGCCCTTGAACTACAAAATACCAAGGCGTATCAACAACGTTTTGCTGCAAACCAAGACCGCATTAAAGCGGGTCTAAGGGCGTTAACTCCAGCAGAATATGTTGGTCTTGAAGACCAGTATCAGAACATTATGCGTAACTATGGATTACCTGCAACCTATTACAGTAAAGATGCAATCGGAACACAAGCAGGATTCCAGAAACTTCTTGCTAATGATGTTTCAGCATCAGAGTTAGAAGACCGTATTGCCACAGCACAACAGCGTGTACTTAATACCAATCCAGAAGTATTAAGAGCGCTGCGTCAGTTCTACCCAGATTTAAGCAATGCAGATATTCTTGCTTATACACTCGACCCACAAAACGCTTTGGCTAATATCAAGCGCAAAGTCACTGCTGCTGAGATTGGCGGAGCAGCACTTGCCCAAGGTCTACAAGCACAAGGTGGAACTGCGGAGTCCCTTGCAGGACAAGGTATTACTAAGGCGCAAGCACAAGAAGGTTATTCAGCGATTGCTGGAATCCTTCCACGTGCTTCACAACTTGCTGATATTTACAAGCAAGGTCCTTATACCCAACAGACTGCAGAAGCAGAAGTCTTTGGTACACAGGGTTCAGCTAATGCAGCAGAACGCCGTAAGAGACTTAAGGAATTAGAGCAAGCAGCGTTTAGCGGCCAATCAGGAGTTGGCGCACTAGACCGTGACCGTGCTAGATACGGTCAATCATTTGGTCAATCAGGCCAATACTAAATAGACCTGCCTTGGGAAAGACCGGCTTCCAAGGAGCGACACTGTAAGACCGGTAGTAGGAGCCATATAACAATCCCCAGAGTTATATGAGGCCTGCGATTCAACTAATGAAGAATGGGAGATGGACTATGTCCAATTACGAGTACGAGGATGACGATGACGATTTAACTCCACAGGAGTCAAATCAAAATAATGATCTCGTCAAACAACTGCGTAAAGCAGCAAAGCAGAAGGATAAAGAACTTCAGGAACTTCGAGAGAAGTTTGAAGGGCTTTCCAAAGCACAGAGAGAACGAGCAATTAAAGATGTCCTCGAATCTCGCGGAGTAAATGGCAAGATTGCCAAGTTTATTCCATCGGACTTAGACCCAACTGAGGAGTCTTTGTCTAAGTGGCTAGACGAAAACGGAGACGTTTTCGGATTTCAGGCCACTGAATCCAACCAGCCTGTCGTTGATCCAGCTCAAGCTGCAGCGTATAAGCGTATGAATAGTGTTACAGAGCAGGGTTTAACTCCTGATTCTCACGATGACATTATGCGTAAGTTGCTAAACGCTAACAGCAAAGAAGAGTTGGATGAAGTAATTAGACAGTCTGGACTCTAACTAACAACCGAAAGGCATAACCTAAATGGCAGTTCCAGGTGGTACACTCACCGGTACATCTGCGATTAGCAACCTAGTACAAACAGCGTATGATCAGTACGTTCGTATGGCACTTCGTAGCATTCCTGTAATGCGTGCTCTAGCAGACGTTAAGCCGGTACAGCAAGCAATGCCAGGTTCATCAGTTGTATTCTCAATCTACTCAGACCTCGCTCAGGCGACAACGACTTTGACAGAAACATCTGACGTTTCCTCTATTGCTCTTGGTAATCCAAACCAGATTACTGTAACCCTCAACGAATACGGCTCAGCCGTAACAACCACAAAGAAGTTGAACCTAACTTCTTTCAACGATGTTGACACAGCTCTTGCTGACATCATCGCTTACAACGCTGCAGACTCTATTGATGCTGTAGTTGCTTCAGTTCTTACTTCAGGTACTAACATTATCTACGCAGGAACAGCAACATCAAACAACACAATCACTTCTTCAATGAAGATGTCTGTTCAGGATATCCGTGAAGCAGTAACTGAGCTTCGTACAAACAAGGCTCTTCCACGTATCGGCGAACTCTACGCTGCATACCTCCACCCACGTCAGACAGCCGACCTCCGTGCTGAAACTGGTACTGGTGGATTCCAAGGACTCACCCAGTACGTAGATCGCACTCCATTCGTGGCTGGTGCAATCGGCGTTATTGAAGGTGCATTCGTTGTGGAAACACCTCGTGTTCCATACGCAGCAAACTCAAGCTCAGTAAACGTCTACAAGGCGGTTATTGCTGGTCGTGAAGCACTTGCAGAAGCACAAGGACAGGACATCTCAACAGTTGTCGGTCCTCAAATTGACGCGCTCCGTCGTTACCACACCATCGGTTGGTACTACTTCGGTGGCTTCAACATCCTTCGTACAGCAGCGTTGTACAACATCAACACTGCAGCGACAAACGGTTAATCATTTAGTTGATTGACGCAGTGGCAGGGAGGCAACTCCCTGTCACTGAGTAAGTTCACTAAGGAGAACTAATGGCATATATGGCAACAACGCCTTGGGAGTATCAGACCTGGGGAGCAAACCAACCTTGGCCAGATAAGTACACACGCTTATCACAGCGCCGTATTGCAGGTGGTACATCAACAGGAACCATCAACCCATTCCTTACTGACATTGCTCGTGGTGTAACCATTATTGTCAAAGATGGAGTTATTGAAACAACCTTGTATCCATATCAGAACACGCTTGCTGATGCAGACTGGTACATCTTAGGTGGACACCAACAAGTTATTACAGATGCACAGGCAGCATTTCTAATTGCTAATGGCTACGGAGATTATGTGAGTCCAATCATATGAACCTACATCAAATCCAAAAGCATCCAGAATATGTAGAAGGCTGCTTTGGTTGCAAGGTAGGCAATCTGCAACTTTCAGTAGGGGCAGCACGCAACGATGGCATCCCAACAGCCAAGCAACACGATAGAGAATTAGGTTCCTATTATGACGCGATCCGTCAGGGAATCGAACCAGTATCCACTAAGCAAAAGGATATTGATGCTGCAGTCCGACTCAGCAACGACACAGGTGTTGCCTTCAACGGCAACGCTTTATAAACAAGGAGAAACAAATGGCAGATAAAGGCGACAAAGCGCAATCAACTGACTTTGTTCCATTCGACAGAGTAAGCAAGGGTGGCATCACTCCTTCAATGCCTGCAGGTGGACAGACAGTTATGACTAAAGGTAAGAAAGCAACTTTTGCTCACGGCAAGAAATCGGCAGGTAAGTAATATGTGTGCAGTATGCGGATGTGGTTATGCAACATACGATGACATTGAGACGGGTGCTCCGGCAAACGAAATGGGATACACAAACGAACTTAAGGAAAAGAGTGAAGCAGAATGAAGAAGGCTCACCCAGGGTTCAAAGCAGTACAAGCAAAAATTGCTGCGAAGCAAGGTGTCTCCAAGGAACGTGCGGGTGCAATTCTTGCTGCGGGTGCGAAGAAAGCATCGAAAGCTGCTGTTAAGGCAAATCCTAACCTCAAGAAGGTTAAGGGTATGCGAAAGAAGATGGGATAACAATGGCAAAGACTCCTGCCTGGACTCGCAAAGAAGGACAGAACCCAAAGGGTGGTCTGAATGCCAAGGGACGTGCTAGCGCTAAAGCAGAAGGTCATAATCTAAAACCTCCTGTTAAAAAAGCAGAAGCAGCTAAGTCACCTAAAGCAGCAGCAAGGCGCAAGTCATATTGCGCTCGCTCTGCGGGTCAAGCAAAGATGTTTCCTAAAGCGGCTAAAAATCCAAACAGTAGATTAAACAAAGCAAGAAGGGCTTGGGATTGCTAATGAAGAAGAAAGCATTTTGGGATACAAAGAATCCTAATAAGACTTCTAAGAAGTTAACCCCTGCACAAAAGAGCGCTGCTAAGGCAAAGGCCAAAGCAGCAGGTCGTCCATATCCAAACTTAGTGGACAACGCAGCAGCAGCAAAAAAGAAGAAGTGAGGTAATAGGTGTCATACGGAGTTTATGGGTCAACCCTCAATGATGAATTAAATCGTCTTGCTAACGGTGGCACCTATCCCCCACGTCAAGATTACAAAGATCAGGCAGGTGCTGCTCAGGCTTGGGCTGCAGCTAGAAGCGTAAGCCTTGGTGGACAAGTTACTGACCTAGTAGGTGTACTGAACTACATCAACGGAGTAACAGACCGCAAGTTAATGCTAGACGTTGCAGGTGTCTGCAACTCAATCGCTGGTACTACTCAGCTAGAACCAGCAGCAGCGCTACGCGAGGTGGCTAACTAATGGCTTCTCCTGCTACCTACAACTTAGTAGTGCCGCAATCAACTACATTTGTTTTTCAATTTCAGATTTTAGAAGACAGCACTCCTTGGAATCTTACTAACTATGGCGTTACTATGACAGTGCGCCCATTCCCTGGAGCAACTAGTACAACTCTCGTTGCTACCAAAGCAAACGGAAAGATTACAGTTGATGGACCTAATGGTCGCATCACCGTAACGCTATCTGCAGTAGATACCAGTATGAGAGCAGAGCCTTACGCTTACGACATAGTATTAAATTCAGGGTCAGTTATTACTCGAATCCTTGAAGGTCAATTTATTGTGACAGCAGGAGTTACTGTATGAGCGAAACAATTATCATTATTGAATCTGCTTCGCCACAGACTTCTGTGGTTTTTTCAGCAGATCAAGGACCGCAAGGTACACCAGGTAACACAGGACCAACTGGTCCTACTGGTGCAACCGGTGCTACTGGTAGCACAGGTAACACTGGCCCACAAGGACCGACAGGTTCTACTGGTGCTACTGGAGCGACAGGTCCTCAGGGAGCGACAGGAGCAACGGGTGCACAAGGACCGACTGGACCTACAGGTAATACTGGAAGCACAGGCGCAACGGGAGCGACAGGGCCCACAGGTGCAACAGGAGATACAGGCCCTACTGGAGCAACAGGAGCAACAGGACCAGTAGGTCCTACCGGTGCTACGGGTTCAACAGGGGATACTGGTCCTACAGGTCCTACCGGACCAACAGGCGCCACAGGCGCGACTGGAGATACAGGTCCTACGGGTCCTACAGGCCCTACGGGAGCCGCAAGCACTGTACCTGGACCTACAGGTCCAACTGGTCCTGCAGGCGCTACAGGCGCCACAGGAGCCACTGGAGCGCAGGGTCCAACAGGTGCAACTGGAGACACTGGACCTACAGGTGCTACGGGTGCAACGGGTGCTACAGGTTCACAGGGACCAACTGGTCCGACTGGAGCAACTGGTGCTGCTGGCGCTACGGGAGCAACTGGTGCTACGGGTTCACAGGGACCAACGGGACCTACAGGGGCGACTGGCTCAGCTGGTGCTACGGGTGCGACAGGAGCGCAAGGTCCTACAGGACCTACTGGGGCTACGGGTGCTACTGGTGCCACCGGTGCTACGGGTGCAACTGGGGCGAGCGCTACAGCGCTGCCAGATATTTTTATGTTAGGTGGAATGTAAACTACTGCAATGAAAATTGCAGTGTACACAATTTGTAAGAACGAGGAAAAGACAGTTGAGCGCTGGTATGAATCAACAAGAGATGCTGACTATCACATCCTCACAGACACAGGATCTACAGACAACACAGTTGCCGTTGCTAGAAATCTTGGTATCACGGTGCATCAAATCTTTCTCAATCCCTTTAGGTTTGATGACGCGAGAAATGCGTCACTGGTAGTAGTACCAGAAGATGTTGATTACTGTATAGCATTAGATGTAGATGAAGTCCTAGCACCTGGCTGGAAGGATGCACTAGCGAAAGCCCACGCACTAGGAATAGATAGACCAACATACAGACGCATAGAAGCATTCAATGCAGATGGCTCTGTAGCTAGTGAGTTTAATGGGTTTAAGGTACATCGCAGATTTAATGTCAGATGGCATTACCCAATACACGAAGTACCTTACTGGTACGGTGAAGGTGAAGAAAAGTCTGAGTACATAGAAGGCTTTGAAGTACACCATCATCAAAATAAAGAGACATCTAGGGCGCAGTACCTACCGCTACTAGAGATGGCAGTTAAGGAAAACCCTGACGCTAGAAACCTGTACTACTTAGGTAGAGAGCAGTCGTACTATAAACAGTACGACAAGTGCGCAGAGAATCTTAAGAAGTATTTAGAGTTATCAATCTTCAAGCAGGAACGCAGTGCAGCCTGTCGAATACTGGCACAAGCTGAACCAAAGAATGCAGAAGAGTGGTTCTTGAAATCCACTGAAGAGTGGCCTAGTAGAGAATCATATTTAGCGCTTGCAAATTATTACTATATGGAAAAGGACTGGGAGCCTTGCCATATGGTGGCAAAGCGAGCGCTTGATTTTGACACAAAGCCTATGGAGTTCCTTGCAGAAAACTGGGCTTGGGGCCATATGGCAGATGACTTAGTTGCAGTGAGTGCGTGGCAACTAGGAGATTTTAAGACAGCACTCAAGCACGGTGAGAGAGCAGTTGCGATTTCACCAAACGATGAACGTTTACAAAGTAACGTCCAGTTCTATAGGAGAAAAATAGATGAGCTACACATTCGCTCAGATGGTTGACGAAGTAAGAGGCAGCCTTGCTGGTTATACCTTGCGTCAAGATCGTATTACGAATCTTGCTACTGCCATTAACGCAACCGACCTATCTGTTGTCATTGGCTCATCTGAGAACTTGGCAAAAGGTGTTATTGAGATTGACGAAGAGTTACTCTGGATTAACACCTTTGACCGTACCAACAATACTCTGAATGTTATCCCAGGATTTGGTCGAGGATATTCAGGAACTACTCCATCTCCACACGCACAGAATGCTCAAGTTACCTTGACTCCAACCTTTCCAAAGGTCAACGTCAAGAAAGCAATCAACGACACTATCAACTCGCTTTATCCTAAACTCTTTGCAGTAGGACACACAACCTTTACCTTTAACGCAGCACAGATTGCATACCCACTACCTGATGATGCACGAGATGTTTTGTATATCTCCTGGCAAACACCTGGTCCATCTAAAGAATGGCTACCAGTAAACCACTGGCGTATTGACAGGATGGCAAACGTGCCAGCCTTTAACACTACAAAGACGGTGAACATCTATGAAAAGATTGTCCCTGGTCGTACAGTCCAAGTCTATTATTCCACTATCCCAAATACGCTCACTAACGGTACTGACGACTTTGCTACTGTTACAGGCTTACCGGAATCGTCAAGAGACGTTGTTACATTTGGAGCTTCGTACAGACTACTCTCGTATCTTGATACGGGACGTATTAACCTTTCATCAGCAGAAGCAGATATAAACGATGCAAAGTTGCCATCAACTGCTGGTGCTTCTGCATCTAAATATATCTTCGCGTTATACCAACAACGTTTACAAGAAGAATCCAACAAGTTGCAAGACCGATTCCCGATACGAATCCATTATAGTAAGTAAGGTAGCCTAAATGACAGTACGCAAATACAGCTCCATCAGCCAAGACACGACTCTGGCTACTACTATCAACTCAGTAGCGACATCACTGACTGTTGCTGCTGGTACTGGTGCTTCCCTGCTTGGTGGAATCACCTTGAGCGCTGGTGACATCTTCACTATCGCTATTGACGTAGATACCATCAATGAAGAGATTATGTATGTCACAGCACGCACTGGTGACGTACTTACCATTACTAGAGGACAAGCGGGATCATCTGCAGTAACACACTCAGCAGGGGCGACAATCCAGCACGTACTCTCCAGTAGTGACCTTAACTGGTTTAACAATATGATTCAGTCCAACTCTGCAATCGGAACTACACCAACACTTGATGGCAACTCTAACCAAGTGCAGGTACGCAGAGATACAGCAGCAGCGCTGACTGCAGCAAACCCAACTCTTGCAGCAGGTGAGATTGCCTTTGAAACTAATACTGGTAAGTTTAAGATTGGTACAGGCGCTGCAGTCTGGACAGCACTTGGTTACGCATCTATCTTACCAAGCCTTATTACGGCAAAGGGTGACTTGCTTGCAGGTCAATCTTCAGGAGTGGCAGCACGCCTTGCAGTAGGTGCAGATAACACAGTTCTTACAGCAGACTCAACACAGACTTTGGGTGTGAAGTGGTCAACAGTTGCAGTGCCAACACTTGACCTAACCTTCAATGCTCAGACTGGTACAACATACAGCTTTATATCAAGTGACGTTAACAAACTTGTTACCTTGACTAATGCCTCTGCAATTACCGCAACGATTCCTAACGGAGTCTTTACTACAGGCCAGCAGATTAACGTACAGCAGCGTGGCGCAGGACAGGTCACTATTGTTAGTGATGGAACTACAGTCATTACCTCAACTGGTGCTACTGCAACTGCTCCTAAGTTACGCGCTCAGTATTCTGCAGCAACAATTATTTGTACATCAAGTAATAACTTCACCGTGATTGGGGACCTATCCTAATGCCAACATATAAAGTCCTAGCGCAGTCAGCGCCTAGCGCTGCAACTGCCACTACGCTGTTGACAGCAAGTAGTGCAACGATTGTCTCTACGCTGAACGCTTCTAATATTGGCGGCACACAAGATACAATCCGTATTGCAGTACGCCCATCGGGTGCAGCCTTGGCTAACCAGCACTACATTGCATACGGCGTACCGCTTGCAGCAGGTGCAGTCTTCTCAATACAAGGTGGAATTACCTTGGCTAATACTGACGTTATTACTGTGTACTCAACTACCGGTAATACATCATTCTCGGCGTTCGGATCGGATGGTAACTAATGAGCGTAGGTATCGTAGGAGGTTCAGTCAGCCCATCAACGGCGCTGACCTTAAACGCACAGACAGGAACAACGTATACTTTTGTATTGACAGATGCTAACAATACGCTTGTCACAGCAAGCAACGCATCTGCTCAGACATACACCATCCCACCTAACAGCTCGGTTGCCTATCCGATAGGGTCGCAAATAAACATCATCCAAATCGGAGCAGGACAGGTTTCCTTTGCGCAAGGTTCTGGAGTAACTATCGCATCAAACGGTGCAACATCAACTGCACCAAAGTTGCGCGTGCAGTATTCATCAGCAAGTGCAATTAAAGTAAATACCGATTCTTGGTATGTTGTGGGTGATATAGCGTGAGTCCTATCCTTGGTATCTGGGCTTCTGCGAATCAGTCTCAGTTTATTTCTACCAATTCCTATGAGTCTATTGCTACAGTAACAGTTGGCTCAGGTGGGGCTAGTTCAATCTCATTCAGTTCAATTCCTAGCACATACAAGCATTTACAGGTGCGCGGAATTGCTCGCACCACGCGAGCATCTGACCAAGATGCTTTGGTTATGCAATTAAATAGTGACACAGGCTCAAATTATTCACGCCACCAATTGAATGGTGATGGTACGAGCGCAACTGGTGATGCTGGAACTAGCACAACAGGGATGCAAATAAATAGATTTGCTGCTTCTACAGCAACAGCAAATACTTTTGGAACAATGGTGTCTGATATTTTGGATTATCTGGACACGAACAAATATACCACAGTTAGAACTTTGGGCGGTTACGATAATAATGGCTCAGGTCTTATCACATTAAATTCAGGTTCGTGGCGTAATACTGCGGCAGTTACAACTATTACATTAACTAGCCTCAATGGTGCAAACTTTGCCCAATACTCATCCTTCGCCCTCTACGGAATAAAGGGATAACAATGCTGACAACAAATTTCATTTATCGTCTAGCAATTCAATCACGAAAGGCTGGTAATTAAATTGGCAGCAGGAAGCACATATACGCCTATTGCAACGACTACGCTTGGCAGCGCAACGTCTTCATATACTTTCAGTTCAATTCCTTCTACTTATACCGATTTGGTTTTGATTATAAATGGACAGTGCGCTAGTGGTGGTTCTTTAAATACTTGGGTGACTCTTAATTCTGATACAGGAACAAATTATTCATCAACAACATTATATGGAGATGGAACGAGTGCGGTTTCTTCAAGAAACGCAAATCAAACAAAAGGTGGATTTTGTGCATTATCATCAGCAGTTAATTCAACTGTAATATATCAGTTTCAAAATTATTCCAATAGTACTACTTACAAAACTTTTATAGGTAGAGGTAATGTTTCAGCAGATATTGTTGATGCTCGCGTTTCTTTATGGCGTTCTACTTCAGCAATCAATACTATTAAAATAGAATTAACAAGTGGTATTAATTTTAACTCTGGCACAACCTTCACCTTGTATGGCATAACTGCCGCTTAACGATTGGATAACTAATTATGCCTAGCAACACATACGTTCTCATAGCATCCTCAACAGTCGGCGCAGGCGGGGCTGCCAGTATTAACTTCACAAGTATTGCTTCTACTTGGACTGACTTGGTTCTCAAAATGAGCCTTCGCAATGCGAGCCTTGACGTAACAGGCGGTGGTCAGGTTTTCTATGTTCGTTTTAACAGCAACACATCTTCTTATTCGGGCAAGTATTTATTTGGTCAAGGCTCTGGAACGCCGACTTCGGCATCTGACCTTTATGTTTTAGGTGACCCATTTGATGCAACAGCATCAACTTTTGGTAGCGCAGACGTGTATATCCCAAACTATGCAGGAAGCACCAACAAGTCTTACTCAGCCGATTCAGTTTCAGAAAACAATGCAACCAGAGCAGACGCAATTTTAACAGCTGCGCTTTGGTCTAATACCGCTGCAATCACTTCAATCAATATCACACCTGCCGTTGGTGGGTCTATTGCACAAAACTCAACCGCCTATCTATATGGAATTGTCAAGTCTTAATAATAACTAAGGAGAAACAATGTCACGTCCAACTAAAATAGTCGTAGATTGCTCAACAGGAGTTGAAGAAATCATCGAACTTACAGATCAAGAAATTGCTGACCTAGAAGCAGCAGCAGTTGAGGCAGAAGCACGCCGTGCTGAAGAGGAAGCAGCCAAGGCTGCAGCAGAAGCCGCTAAGGAATCTGCTCGCGCTAAGCTCGCTGCCCTTGGTCTTACCCAAGACGAAATCGCAGCACTCTCTAAGTAATACTTGCTGTCCCTAACCGCACAACGTGCGGTTCTTTGTCGTACCAAAAATCATTAAGGAGCAAGAGTGACTATTGACCACTATTACGATATAACAGATCGTATTCCGGTTAAGTTATCTAACCCACAAAACCAACAGACGTACTATCAAAACGGTGTGGCGTATGACATCTCAATCGGTGGACAACCTTTCTTCTTGCTTAACGATGACAACAACCCTTACCGCTATGTCACTGCTCAGTATCGCAAGCAGCAGATTGACCAGAGCCGTGAGCCTGGTGAGCAGACGCTCACTGGTTGGTGGTTACGCAGCCAGTCAACATTTCACCTTGGTCAAGGCATTAAGTTCTTTGAACCAGCACAGGATGAATCACTACGCTTCCAGTACACCTACAGCAAGGGCTGTGATGTGTGGACTAAGGGACAGGTAACTCTCCTTCCTGATACCTTTACAAGTGCTCACCCAATCACTACTGGATTCCAGACTAACACCAGACCATTCCAGTTTGCACGCTCTATTCGTTGGAGTGGTACAGATGGCATCTTGTTGCACGATGGTTATGACCTAGACAAGATTGCAGTAGATGGAACAGTTACTCACTTCCAAGATTACACATCAGGAACTGATGACCCAGTGTATGCAGTCTGCGATGATGGAGTCTATGCCTACTGGGTCACTAACGATACAGCAAGCGGTAAGTTAGAGTTCAATAAGAAGTTATTAACTCTTGATGATACTACTCCACCTACTGTGATGTTTACCCAACCTGGTATTACAGTTACCAACGCAGTCCTTGAATATACCAAGGAACGTATCGTAGCTGCAATCAACAATAAGATTTATGAGATTGCAACGAGCGCTACTTCACTACCTACTGCTGTCTATACTCACCCAGACTCAGATGTAGTCTTTACTAGCATCACCTCAAGCGGTGCTGCAATTTACATATCAGCATTTTCTGGTATCCAGTCAAACATCTATAAGTTCACACTTAATACTTCTGGCGCTATGCCAACTCTGACCAGTGCTATCACTGCAGCAGAGATGCCAGTAGGCGAGAAGGTATATCGAATTGCGTACTACCTTGGCAGTATGGCTATCGGTACTAGCCTTGGATGCCGCGTTGCTGATGTCTCTGCAACAGATGGTTCACTTGCCTACGGTCCTTTGATATTTGAATCAGAGCAACCAGTCTACGATGTAGCCTTTAGAGATAAGTATCTCTGGTGTGCTACAAATGTAGATGGCAACCCAGGATTGACCCGTATCAACTTAGGTCAGCAGGTAAGTTTTAACTTGGTCTATGCCTACGCTTGGGACTTGTATGACCCATCTACAACAGGTCGTCATACCACTGCCTGCGCCTTTGCTGGTAATACAAACCAGCTTATCTTCACTACAGAAAAGACTGCAACTAACGGATCTATCTATATCCAGCACGCAACTAACCTGATTGAAACTGGCGTTATTCGTACTGGTTATGTCCGTTACAACACTGTAGAAAATAAAATCTTTAAGTATGTTGTACCAAAGTTTGATACTACCTACGGTGCGCTGACTGTATCTTCAGTAGACCAGAATGGTACTGAGTATGGTCTTGGTACCTACGCAGAAGGTACGACAGTTGACCAGATTGGTATTGCATACCCACTGGGAGCGCAGCAATATATTGGTTTCCAATTCTCGTTTGACCGCTACAGCCTAGATGCAACTAAGGGTCCTAAGTTTACTGGCTATCAGGTAAAGGCACTTCCTGCAGTACCACGTCAATACCTTATCCAGTATCCCTGCTCACTCTTTGATTCAGAATCAGACAAGTTTGGTAACAAGGCAGGCTCAGATGGTTCTGCTGTCTTGCGTCTTGGTGCTATTCAGCAGGTTGAATCTGCTGGCGATACCGTCAAGATTGAGGACTTCCGTACTGGTCAGGTCTATACAGGAATCATTGAAGAGACAGACTTCATCAACAGAACACCAACCGATAAACGCTACTCAGGATTTGGCGGGTTACTCCTAGTCACAATCCGCACTATTTCATAGGAGAGATAACCTTGTCACCGGCAGACTGGTCAGGCATCGTCTATGCCTACTTCTTTGTAGGAACAGCCACTGTATATGGTTTGTTTCGAGCATTTCATCACGCTATTAAGACAGCAATCGAGATTGCTATAGCACCTATATGTGATGACCTACAGAAAATCAAGTACCAGTTGTATAACAACGGTGGCGAATCTATGAAGGATGCGATTGATCGCATTGAGAATGATGTTGTTGAATTAAAGATTAACCAAGCAGTAATCAAGTCAAAGCTGGAGGTCTGATGAGTCAGCGTACAGATTTTCTAGCAGTTGCCACCAAAGAGATTGGCACAGTAGAAGGACCTAAGGATAATGAGACGAAGTATGGTGCGTTTACTAAAGCAAACTTTCTTCCTTGGTGCGGTAGTTTTGTTATGTGGTGCGCTCATCAGGTTGGTCTTAAGATCCCAAATGTCGTAAGTACACACCTCGGCGCTGAGAAGTTCAAGGGAACTGGTGCTTGGTCTAATGCAGAAACTGCCAAGCCAAAGCCAGGAGACTTAGCATTCTTTGATTTCCAAGAAGGCGGCAATCCAATAGACCACGTAGGTATTGTGGTCAAGGATAACGGAGATGGCACCGTTACTACCATCGAAGGTAACACCGCAGGTACTAAGAAGAAGTCTTCATCAGAGCGCAATGGTGGAGAAGTAGTAGAGAAGGTTCGCGCATATAAAACCAATAACAAAAAGAAGTTAAAGGTTTTTCTTGTTGGCTTCGGTAGCCCGAAGTTCAAAGACTAGGAGAAGCAATGAAGTTCAATAACAAAGTATTAGAGATGTGGGCTAAGTGGGTTGTAGGAAACCTATTTACTGCAATCGTCATCATCGGTAAGTCACCACTTGACTTCACCACTGCTGACTGGAAGCACGCAGCTAACGCTCTATGGCTTGCAGTTGTACCAGTAGTTATCGCTTGGGCTAACCCTAAGCACGATTTGACTATGACCAAACCTAAGTAAAGTTTGACTGCGAGGCTATCGGCCCCTGCTAGGAGAAATCCTAGTGGGGGCCTTTTTCTGTTTTCTATAGCACAAAGCCCCCTGACGCAGCAGAGGGCTTTGGCGGACCGACCCATACCTAGGAGGGCCGATGGTTAAAATATACCAGAGTTTGAATCGCCATTCAAGTGAGTCTTGAGTCGGTGACAGTTTGCACAGAGCGTTTGTAAGTTAGCAGGGTCGTTGTTATACCTATCTCCGTCAATGTGGTCTACGTCCAACTGACTAGAGTGGGCTGGTTTGAAGTTGCAGTGCTCGCAGTAGTCTTTCTTGTAGACCGCGTGCGGGTATCTGCTCTTGACAACATTCCTGCGATAGACGGCATAGCATCTAAACCTACTGGTCAGGTTAGACATTTTTGAATCTCTTGTTTTGATTTTGGTAGGGCCACAGACTGAACATATACCAGTCCGATTCTCTTGGTTTACTTCAGAAAGTCTGTGCTTCATCTCGATCTGGAGGGCAGGGAACTCGTACTAGATTGCCGCAACTAGCGCAGGTAGCATCAAGGAAGTACCAGACCAGCTCATAATCATCAAAGGATGCTAAGACGCTAAAGACCTGTGAGCCACAGGAACATACGTGGACTGGGCCTAACGGCCTTATATCGGCCCCGTAGGGCTTTTTAAGCCCATTGTAGGGGTCACGCCAGGACCTGAATTTCCGCAGGGTTGGTAGACGGAGCACCATAGCCTGCCTCTCACACTCCTCGGCCCGTGAGGGCCGCCGTACTGTAACTCGCCTTACGGCTCGTATTATAATCATCTTGCCCAGTATGTGAATTGGACGACACGCCGTGATATTATCTCCAGTATGACAACTCTCGTAGGAATCCAAGGAAATGATTTCTTAGTGATGGCGGCTGATTCGCAGATCACCGATGGTGATTCGCGCATCATCTCAGTACAAACACCCAAGATTGTGACCAACGGAAAGTATCTGCTTGGTCTTACTGGTGACTCACGGCCAGGGGATATCTTGGCTTATGCGTGGAAACCACCGCTATATCGTGGTGAACATCCGACCCAGTTTATGGGAGCAAAGATTCTGCCTAGTATCTCGGCAGCTTTCAAAGAAGGTAACTACGAGATAGACAACAAGGAGATGAACTTCTCGTTCCTTATTGGGTTCAACGGCAATATGTTCTCTATCGGCGGGGACTTGTCCTTTAACGCATCTGAGCGCGGATTATTTTCGGCAGGCTCAGGTGGAAATTATGCCTTAGGGTACTTGTATTCCTTGCCACATAAGAATTACAATACGTTGTTAATGGCAAGTGTTGTTGCTAAGAAGGCTGTAGAGATTGCATCCTTACTTGACATCAACACCTGTCCACCAATACAAGTTGTTACACAAGAGAGGGCGCATAAATGAAAGAGTTAATTGCATATTGCGGCATCTCATTCCTCATAGGTTTTGTTAGTGCTTATGGGTTTGATGCCTGGCTGCAGTTTAGGGATGATAAGAAATGGCGCTAATTTGAAGCACGTTGTTATGTACTCTGGCGGTATAGGTTCTTGGGCTGCGGCAAAAATGGTTGCTGAAATGTATGGTACTAGGGATTTGTACTTAGTCTTTACTGATGTCAAAGGCGATTCTGAATCCCCACACATAGGAGAAGACGAAGATACCTACCGTTTTCTTAAAGATTCTGTAAAAAATGTAGGCGGTCAATTTGTATATCTTAATGAAGGAAGAGATATATGGCAGGTATTCAAGGATCGAAACTTCTTAGGCAATAGCAGAATTGCACACTGCTCACACTTGCTCAAGCAAAAACCAGCTCGCAAATGGCTTGAAGAAAACTGTGACCCAAATGATACTTTTGTTTATGTAGGTATTGATTGGACAGAAACTCACCGTTTACCAGCAATAATTAAAAACTACAAACCATATCTGGCTTTTGCTCCTTTGGCAGAAGCTTACTTTCATAACGAAAATAAAATGTATTACGATAAAAATGAACTTATTGAATGGGCTGAGTCAGAAGGACTTACACCTCCACGCCTTTACAGCCTTGGGTTTAGCCACAACAACTGCGGAGGCGGTTGTGTGCGTGCAGGACAAGGCCAGTTTAAGAAGTTGCTTGAGGTTATGCCTGAGCGCTTTGCTATGTGGGAAGCCAAAGAACAGGAAGTTATTAAACACATCGGGAAAGATGTATCAATCTTGACCGAGATGAAAGATGGCATAAAAAAGCCCTTGCCTTTAATTGAATTGAGGCGTAGAGTTGAGAGTCAACCACAGCTTGTAGATGATTTAGATATGGGTGGATGTGGTTGTTTCTTTGAGGAAGACGAAAGAGAGGCAGAATGAATCCTAAAGATTTTTTACTTACAGTTTTACACGAGAAGGATGCAAATAAATCTCGTTCTAAACAAACTGAAGTTGGTCCATCAGAGATTGGTGGTTGCCGGCGCAAGGTCTGGTACAGACTCAACGGTCAACCTGAGACTAATGAGAACCTTAAAAAGTTGGCTGCAATTATGGGTACTGCAATTCACGCGGAAATTGAGAAGTCTATTCAGGCTATTGATCCCAATGGTGAAAAGTATTGGGTTGAGACAGAGGTTGAATATGATGGCATCAAAGCGCACATTGACTTATTCATACCTGAGACTGGTTCAGTAGTTGATTGGAAGACAGTCAAAGTAAAGAATCTGTCATATTTTCCATCTAACCAGCAGCGCTGGCAGGTACAAGTTTATGGATACTTATTAGAAAAATCAGGCAAGGCTAAGGTCAAAGATGTAAACCTTGTTGCTATAGCTCGTGATGGTGATGAGAACGATGTACGTGTACATACAGAACCATACGATGAAACTATGGCAGAGGCTGCGCTGCACTGGCTGGCCAATGTCAAGGCTATGACAGAAGCCCCTGCACCTGAGAAGGAAGCAAGTTTC